AGACATTTATCAAAGCTATGTGGGGAGCTTGTATAGAAGCAGAACAAATCATTAAGCAATTAACACCCCACTTATATGAAAAGCAGCAAGAACTCTTTGAAGATATAAAAGATGAATGGAAGTTTGGAACAATGTACACAGGTAGTATATCTAATTTTAATATATCAGCACCATTCCACAGAGACACAGGAAACATTGTAGGAACAGTAAACATAATCCTAACCAAAAGACACAACGCAAATGGAGGATGCTTAAATGTACCTGACTATAATGTAACCTTTGAGCAAGCAGACAATTCAATGTTAGTATACCCTGCTTGGAGGAACGTACACGGAGTAACACCAATCAAACCAATAGCAGAAGGTGGGTATAGAAACAGTTTAATCTTCTACCCATTGAAAGCATTTAAAGGAATATAAAATGGACGAAAGTAGACACATAAAAAAGGAAAGCATATTAAAAGCTTTAGAAGGAAGTCTTGGAGTTGTAACAGTTGCTTGTAAATCAGCAGATGTTCCACGTTCAACATATTACAAATGGTTGAATGAAGATGAGAAGTTTGCAGAAGCAGTAAAGGATATTGAGAACATAGCTTTAGATTTTGGGGAAAGCCAATTACATAAGCAAATTGGAGATGGAAACACTTCAGCAACAATCTTCTTCTTAAAGACAAAAGGAAAGCGTAGAGGGTACGTAGAGAAGTCTGAGTTAGATATAACATCAGGGGATAAGGTTATCAATATGCCAATCATAACATTTGTAGACACTGATACTAAGTAATAAATACAATCCATTATTTAATTCTGATGCTAGATACTTTATAATAACGGGTGGTAGGGGTTCAGGAAAGTCTTTTGCAGTAACAGTCTTCCTTACTTTACTGACTATGACTAAAGGGATAAGAATACTCTTTACTCGTTATACTATGACATCAGCTCATTTGTCAATCATCCCTGAGTTCTTAGAAAAGATAGGGCTACTAGGATTTGATGAAGTCTTTAGTATTAATAAGCAAGAAGTCCTTAATACAAAAAATGGTTCAGATATATTATTTAGAGGTATTAGAACGTCAGCAGGAAATCAGACTGCAAGCCTAAAGTCATTACAAGGAATAAGCACTTGGGTTCTTGATGAAGCTGAAGAACTTATAGATGAGAATATCTTTGACACTATTGATTTAAGTATAAGGGAAAAGAATATCCATAATAGAATTATACTTATATTAAACCCAACAACTAAGGAGCATTGGATATACAAAAGGTTTTTTGAGGAGAAAGGCATTGAAGGTGGTTTTAATGGCTTTAAAGACAACGTATGTTATATCCACAGCACTTACCTAGATAATAAAGATAATCTCTCTACGAGCTTCATAGAGCGTATTAAGAGTATAAAGCACAACAACTTTAAAAAGTATCAGCATAAAATACTTGGAGGTTGGCTTTCAAAAGCTGAAGGAGTAGTCTTTGAGAATTGGAGTATAGGAGAATTTAATCCTGATGACTTACAGACTTCTTGTGGAATGGACTTTGGTTTTAGTATTGATCCTGATTCACTTACTGAAGTAGCTATAGACAAGAAGCATAAGAAGATTTACTTAAAGGAACACCTGTATCGCAATGGATTAAAGAGTCAAGAGCTTGCTCAGATAATACTTGACAAAGTAGATAGTAAATTAATCATAGCAGATTCAGCTGAGCCTAGACTAATAGCAGACTTAAAGCACTTAGGAGTAAACATTAAAGCAGTTAAGAAAGGAACTATTGAAAGTGGTATAACTAGGATGCAAGACTATCAACTTATTGTAAGTCCTGAATCAACGAACATAGCTAAAGAGTTAAACAACTATGTCTATGCAGATAAAGGTTCTAAGCTCTATGTAGATAACTATAATCACGCAATAGACGGAATAAGATATAATGTAATCTATCACCTAGACAATCCAAACGCAGGTAGGTATTTCGTTCAGTAAACTAAAATCAACTAATTTCTATTATATATTGTATGAAAGTTAAAATTAAAAAAGAGGGCAAAGTAAAAGAGTTCAAGCTAATTAATAGTTGGTCAGATGTTAATTTGTCTACCTGGCTTAAACTAATTGACTTTGAAACAGGTACAAAGACAGAAGAAGCTACAGAAACAATAGCAGCACTATCAGACATTCCTAAGAAGTTAGTAAAGGAACTAGCCTTATCAGATGTTGCAGTTATAATGAGTAAGATAGGAGAACTTCAATCTAAACAAGGAACTGAACTTAAAAGACTGATAGAGATTAATGGTGTTGAATATGGATTTATGCCTGATTTGGATTCCATAAGTTTGGGGCAGTATGCCGATATTGAAACTTTTATAAAGAACGGAATAGAATCTAGCCTTCCTGAGTTGATGGCTGTATTGTATGCACCCATAAAAGAAAAGAAGAATGATATTTATATAATTGAGCCTTATGATGGTGATATTCGGCTGAGAGCTGAAGAAATGAAACAGATGTCAGCGGAACAAGTGCAAAGTGCATTGGTTTTTTTTTACACTTTAGGGAAGGTGTTGTCCGAGATTTTGCTATCATTTTCGATGGATCGGCTGAAGGAAACGAAGACGCAGTAGCTAGTGAAGATTTTTCAAGCAAATGGGGATGGTTCGGTGTGATGCACAGATTATGCGGAGAAAATATTAGTAATTTAGAAACAATTACAAAGCTGAGTCTTTTAGAATGTTTGACTTGGTTAAGTTATGAAACAGATTTACAATCACAAAATAAAGTAAAAAGAAATGGTTAACAATAAGACATACAATAACGTAGTTAACACCTTACTTAGATTAGGGGAATACCACAGGCAAATAAAATCAACTTCAGTTGGAGATATATTTGACATAAACTTGGAAAAGATGCAGAAGTTTCCTTTGCTTCACATCAACCCTACATCAGTAACGACAGGAGATAGTCAGCTGGTCTATAACTTCCAAATATTTATTATGGATATGGTAACGGAAAAGGATAATTGGAAAACTAACAGAAGCCAAATAGTATCATCAACAAATAATGAATTTACAAAGCTTGTAAAAACTTTAAGCAATGAACAAGATGTATTTAATGAAACACTACAAATAGTAACCGACTTCATAGGTATGCTTAGACATAGTTCAAGGCAATCTTTACAAGGTGTTAATGATATTAATTTTCCTTTATACTTTACACAAGACCAATTCACTATTGAGCCTTTCTCCGAGAGGTTTGACAATCTTTGCTGTGGTTGGGTATTTAATATTGGAGTATTAGTGCAGAACGACTTCCAAACTTGTGATATTCCTGTAGCTGAAAGAGGAGCGGGTTATTAATGTTGAAGTTCAAAATAGGTAGATGGAAAATAGAAATAGGATGGAAAAAATTTAAAATAACAATTAATTTATAAAATTATGGCAGACTTAGTAACAACAATCTCAGAAACAGTAACACTTAATGGAAGCCTTAGAGGTTCTGTTAATTCAGTAACAACAACAGGAATCAATGATGTATTTGAGAGGATAGTAACCTGTACGGCATCAGTAGCAACAACAGTAGCAGTATTTGATACCTTACCTTCAACTTCAGCAGGAGCAATCAATGTAGCGAAAACTAAATACGTTAGAGTGACAAACTTAGAAACAGCTGTAGACATTGAACTAGCAGTAGTTACATCAGGTACAAATTACCAAGTGACACTTACAGCAGGACAATCTCATATTCTTTGTCAGGGTGCTAACTTAGCTTTAGCTGAAGAAGACACTACTCCTAGTTTTGGAACTATGCAAGACTTAGCTTCTTTACAAGTAAAACCAACAACAGCTGTTACAGCTAGAGTTGAAATATTTGTTGGCTTAGAATAGTGGACACTGACAATATAGAAAGGTACTTAGAAAGCTTCGGAAGACAAATAGTTGCTCAATCTAAAACTACTCTTAATTTTAAAAAAGGAGGAGATACTAAGTTAGAAAATTCGATTAAGTTTGAAGTCATAACTACTCCTGATGGTTTTACGGTACAATTCTATATGTCAAGCTATGGTCAATTCGTAGATAAAGGAGTTTCAGGAACACAGACTAAAAGAAGTTTTAAAGATTATAAAGGTAAAACTATAAAAAGTCCTTATAGCTACAAGAATAGTAAAGGACATTCTCAACCACCAAGCAAGGCTTTGGATAAGTGGGTAGTAAGAAAAGGTATAGCTCCAAGAGATGCAAGTGGTAAGTTTATGAAGCGTAAGACAATAACATTCTTAATTGCTAGAAGTATAGGGCGTAAAGGAATACAAGGTATAAGTTTCTTTCAAAAGCCTTTAGGACTTGGATTAAAACAGTTCGGTAAAGAATTACTAGGAAGCGTAAAAGAAGATATAATTAACAGTTTAACAACAGTAAAATAATGGCAACACTAATAGAACAGCATCCTTTATACGATACACTTCCTGTAGGACAAGATGTAATTTTTACAGTATCAAATACTTCAGTAGTTTCTTCATTTACAAATGTGAAGTTCATTGCTGAAGTTCATATAAGTTCAGGAAACCCACCTAATCCAAATACTTCAACAGATATTGTAGGAACATTTAAGACTACTCCAAATAACGCAGGAGTTGGAATGTTTGATTTCAGACCTATTATAGAAAGCTTTGTAAATACAGATAACTTAGCAAGAGTTGGAAGTGCTTATAAATTAGCAGTTAATACAGTAGGAACAAATGTACCTATTCATTTAATTGATAAATATTCAGGCAACTTAAATTCTATGCGTTACTTGTTTATAAGATTTAAAATACAATACTTAGATAATGACCCT